CATCCATATAGTAAGAATACCCATCCATAAATTCGCCTGTTTCACTTTCTGATGCGTTTAATACATAAGTTCCACCGATCAGATTATAAACGTCAACGTGGTAATTCACTTTGTAGTCCGTGTTTATGTCTACATCATAAGTGTTGTAAATATCTAACCACTTTGTTATGTTGTAATATTCTCTTACATAAGGCGAAATATTATAAAAAGTTTTAGTGTTGTTCGATGCAGGAATTAATTTTGAAAGTGTGTATTGTGGACTTGCTGGTTGGCTTCCTGTATTCCACAAATATAATTCTATTTTGCTTCCTGTTTGTGTAGCATCGTCTACTTCAAATATGTAAGGACTTCTTGATAAATTCATTTTAGTTTTTTAAAGTTTTCGTCTGTGATCGTATTAAATAAGTTAACCATATCAAGTGCATACTTTTCAGTTAATTCTTTTGGTAATCTTTTATAGTATTTTTCAAATGGCTTTGTAAAAAAAAGTGTTGGCTTTATTCCTTTGTTGAATATGCTTCGTGCTATTAAAAAGTTTAAAGATTTACGTTTTATAAATTTGCCCTCTTTATCTCTTGGTGCTATTCCTTTTCTTACACTCCATTTATCAAATGCTTTTGCTGGTGGCATTTTATTCGTGTATTTATAGCCATCTAAACTTTTACCACTCTTCTTACCTTTAACTCCTCTGTCTTGAAAGAATCCGTATTCTTCCATTTCAAAGCTTACCTGTATACTATTTTTAGATTCTTTAACATAACCCTTTAAACTATCTCGCAACTTACCAGACGTGCTTTGAGAAGCCAAATTCTTTTTAGCTTCACGAATTACATTCGATTTAAAATCGTCTAATATGTCTTGGACGTTTTCTAACATATAGTCATTGAATTGCCAATTAAAATATCACAGGTCAATGTTGCGCCTGCAAGTTTATTCTCAAACCTTTCTGTAAAAAATTCTGCCGTTGGACTTCCATCCACTTGAAAGGCATCCGTATACAAAGTGCCTCTTCTTAACAATTCATACACTCTGTTTAATACTGCCATCATTGTGTTTAATACATATAGTTCGTTGTCGTTGCCATCAAATTTATCCGTTGTTTCGTCTTTTGATATGTCTGTAATATCCATAGCAAGAATACTTATGTTGTATCTGATTACGTTTTCTTCAAACGTGGCATTGTTTACGATTAAATGCACTAATGGAAAAATCGTCTGTTTGTTTAAATCCACGTCAAAAATGTCGCCTTGTGTAACGGTGTTTATTAGTTCATCGTTTTCAAAGTGTGTTTTTAGTTTGTCTATTATGTCGAAGTAGTTCATATTTATTTCATTTGTCGTTTTAGTTCACGGCTTTCAATTTCGTTTTTTTGTTTGATGAACGAGAGATAGGTAAGACATTTAGTAAGTCCGTATTTTGTAACTGTGTCAAACTTTGTAAGGTCGTTTCCAGAGAGTCCATATATACTTGAATACCAACCCCATTGTTTGCCAAACTGAACTCTTTCCGAAAATTCGTTAAATCCTTGCTCTTCGTCAGTTCGTTCTTCAAATAAGTTAGAGTAGCTTGTAATAATTCGCTTCCTAAACTCCAAAAAAAAACACTTGCACTTATTGCAACATCTAATGGTGCGAACTTCATCAAGTCCTGCATATCTTCGTTTGGCTCGTAGTCTACAATAGAATACTTATCCTTATACTTCTCTTTAATTGGTCTAAACATTACTGCCATCGCTTTGTGATATGTACTCCAATCTTTTAAATGGTGTTCTATGTCTACATATTCTCCAAAGCTGATGTTTTCCAGATTAGGAATAAATCCGAACTCTATGTTTTTAATTTTAAAGTTTCGTATTAGTTGTGGCTTTTCACTAAACACTTCTGTAAAGTGCTTGATCAATCCGTTTAAATCTTTGAGTTTAATCTTTGCAACTTCTCCTAATTGTAAGCCACAGAAAATCTGTATCATTTTATTTGCAATTAGTTCTTCATCGTTACTCTTTTCTTTCATAGCTACAAACTCTTGATACCTACTTAAAGGTATTTCAGATAGTGAATTTGGCAGCAGTATATCTAACTTCATATATTAATAACTTTTTTTTCGTGTTTTTGTACTTTACAGACTTAAAATAATTTATATTCGTTTTCTTTTATTCTTTCTTCTGCTATCTCAAAATAGTTTTCGTCTTGCTCTATTCCTATTCCGTTTCTATTCGTGTTTTGACACGCTACCATAGTTGAGCCACTACCCATTGTAAAATCTAAAACGGTTTCGTTTTCGTTGGTGTAGGTTTTTATTAGGTACTCCATTAATTCAATTGGTTTTTGTGTTGGGTGTAATCTACCTTTTCTATTTGCCATTGAAAATTCTTGAATGCTTTTAGGGTAATACAAGTCATTAAATGTTTCTTTTGCCTCAGTAACCCTATTTAATGTGCTAGGCTGTATAGTCTTATTAAACATTTTCTTTCTGAGTTTTCCCTTTATTTTTTGAGGCAAATAAGTAGCCCTACCTTTTGAAGAAAATATATGTATTAATTCGTGTATTTTTAAAGGCTGGTGTTTTGCTAATATCGCATTTCCAGCTAGTTTTTTATTCCAAATCCAATCATACTTGTAGTTTTTAATATTACTCATCCTTAAAGCACTACTAAAAGGCTCACTACCAAATAAAACAATAGCACCATTCGGTTTAATAATTCTGTTTAGTTGTTCCCACATCAAATCAAAATCTATAACGCTATCCCACCCACAAGCTGTAGTTCCGTAGGGTGGGTCTGTTATAATAGCGTCAATACTTTTATCTTTAATTGTTTTCATCACTTCTAAACAATCGCCTTTTCTTAAATCAATCATAATATATTATAGCTTCCGTAATTCTTATTCATTCCTAACGTTTCCATCTCGTGATAACGTACTGCATCTATTGCGTGATTAAAATTGTCTATCGGTTTGTTTAGTCGTTTTCCTGTCTTGTCTGTGTCCCAACAATATGAACGAAGTTCTTTGATTAGGTTTGTGCTATTAGACGTGACTAAATAGTTTTCACGTTGCATAACATCAATACCGTAATTGATACTATCACGTCCTTTCGTAACGCCTTTTATTGTTATGCCATACCGTTGTATATCTGCTATACTTTTTGGCTCGGCACTATCTGCATAACAAGGAACGTTGCTTGGAAGTATTTTTGCTATGTCACTATTTAATAATCCTGTTTGATATGTTAGTTCGTTTAGTATTCGTGTTTCGTTATGTTTGTATACTTTTATAATTGATGTTGGATCGTTTGTATATCCGAAGTCGATTCCTATTCCTATTAATCTTGCATCTTCTGGTGTCGTGTCTATCTGCTTCCAATTACTGAAGACAACACCCTCTAATTGACCCATCTCGCCATCTACATATACACGCACCCAGTTCTTCCAATAGTTGCTTGTTTCGGCTTTCTTTATGTTCTTTTCTATTTGGCTTATGATTCCATTATCAAGTGCTTCGTTGTCTTTGTATGTAAGTATTATTTTTTCTGCATCTTCTTGGTCTTCAAGTTCTGTTTGTACCCAAAATTCAGCCGTTGGATTGTAGTCAAGAAATACTTCGTTTTTTGTTCGTATAGATAATTCGTTGTAAGATTCAAAGCTAACAGAGTTGCACTCGTTTATGTAAAGTATTGAACGACGTCCACCACGAAGTTTACTTGAATCGTCTGCACTAAAAAATTCTATAAAACTGCCGTTTGCAAATTCGTATTTTAGTAGTGACTTGTTAAATCTGTCATCTACAAACCTATTGATTGATTTCATAATCTTTACGAAATCTCTTAAAGCACCTCTTCTTAAATGTGGTATTGATTCTGATACAACGCTAATTTCTGTGTTTGGTGTTTTGGCTGCTCTGTCTATTAAGATAGGAAGTATGCCGTATGTCTTGCCTGCTGATGTTCCACCTTGAACAATCTTGATTCGTTTTTTTAACGCAAGTATTTTATTTATTGCCGTTGTCCTTTGAAACATCTGGAAAAAGTGGTTGCTCTATATTCGTTTGTTCTATCTGTTCTTTTAAGCTATTTAATCGTGCCGTTATGCTTGGATTGTATTGCCCTACCATACCACCTTTTATTTGATCGTCACGTATTTCCTTGCGTATGCGTGTAGAGATAGTACAGAAATCTTTGTATCTCTTTT